GCGGGAGATTTCGGAGCGGCGGCTGCATCCGCTCATAAACGAGAATCCGGCGCTGGCTTCGGAGAAGCCGGTGGATCTGGATCAGTTCCGGTTTATGCACATGGCGATGAAGGGGGGGGATATTGTGCTGGCGGGGGCGAATTCGGATACGGAGCTGGCGGGGGGGACGTTTGGAATTGCGATCGTGGAGGAGGCGGCGAAGATCACGCATACTTCGGGGGAGGAAAGTCCGGAGTCGCATCCGATTTTGTTGACGTTTGAGCGGACGAATGAGTATGGGCCGAGTGCGTTTAAGTGGCTCAGTAGCACGCCGAATTCACCAGATCATTTGTTTTGGCAGCATGTGGAGCGGGGGGATTTTACGCATCCGGCGCTGATGTGTCCGCATTGCCGGGAGTGGTTTAACATGGAGCTGACCGATGATCAGAAGACGGGGTATCGGTCGCTGGTTTGGTCGAAGGATGCGCGGAATGCGGATGGAGTTTGGAATAAGGAGAAGGTGATTGAGACGGCGCATTACATTTGCCCGAGGAATGGGTGTGTGATCAAGGACGAGCATCGGGGGGCGATGTTGAAGGGGATGGAGGAGGATCGGAAGAATCCGGCGGCGGCGAAGAATGAGCGGAGTTTTCGGGTGAACTTCATGCATGATCCGAGGCTGAGGTTTGGGGATATTGCTTCGACGTTCTTGGATATGACGGGGGATCTGTTTGGGATGCAGAACTTCCTGAATTCGAAGATGGCGACGACTTGGCAGGAGTTTGAGGCCAATATCAAAGAGGAGAATGTTTCGGTGCTGAAGAATGGGAGTTATCGGCGGGGGGTGATTCCGCATCGGCCGGCGTATGTGCAGATCATGGCGGATCCGGGGGAACGGCAGACGCATTGGGAGGTGCAGGCGGTGATGAAGGATGGGTCACTTTGGGTGATTGATTGGGGGACGGTGCTGCATTGGACGGATATGCTGCGGCCGGATTGGGTGGCGGCGCGGAGTTATCCGCTGGCGAATTCGACGGACAAGCTGCATCCGGTGATCGGGTTGATTGATTCGGGGGATTGGACGCATGAGGTTTACAAGTTTTGTCGGGCGTCGAGGCAGACGGGGATCACCTGGTTTCCGACGAAGGGCAGTAATAGCCAGCATGGGACTTGGGCGGAGACGACGCCGCCGGAGGATGATCGGTTGAAGCTTTACACTTATGTGGATCATACGGCGAAGAATGATCTTTATCTCTCGAGGATTGCGATGCGGGGGAGTCCTGGGCTGCATTTTCCGGCGGATGCGGATGCGGAGTTGATCGGGGGGCATGCGGGGCAGCAGTTGATCAAGACGAGCACGGGGAGGCATTGGAAGAAGATCCCGTGGGATCACTATGGGGACTGCACGAAGCTGGGGGTGGTGGGGAGCTGGGTGATGCATTCGCTGCTGAGCGAGTTGCGGGCTGGATGATTGACATGGGCGGGCGGGGGTGGCGGCTGACATCCAATCTCTGAAAAGTGACTATCTGTTTGAGGCGGGGTTGCGGTTCACGGATGTGGGTGAGAAGCGGGCCTGGTTGGCGGATTTGTATCTGCGGGAGTCGGAGGATCGGTCGGGTGGGGAGGTGACTTCGACGGCGTTTGAAGGAAGCACGGCGAATGTCCAATTTCGGGGGAGCACGCCGGAGGAGAGGCGGATGGCTTTGCGTCAAGCCATCGAGCATTTGGATGCGCTGTTGGATGCGGATGTGGCGGCGTCTTCGGCGCCGAGGTTGTTTGGAATTCGGTTCACTGATGCGCCTGCTGTGGTGCTTTGATTATGGCGAAGAAGATTGCGAGAAAGAAGGTGGATGCGGTGCAGTCGGTGGCTGCGCCGGTGGTGATGAATTCGCTGCCGGCGACGACGGGTGGGGTGCGGGTTGCGCCTTCGATTTCGTATCAGCGTAGTAAGACGATCGAGCGGCTGGCGGTGAGTCGGGATCGGGTGGCGATTTCGCGGTATTTGCAGGAGGCGCTGCCGTTCGCTTACTATGTGACCAACACGCTGCCGGAGGAGGCGGTGGGGCGGGGGATTGGGATCAAGTCGATCAGCACGAATCCGGAGTTTAAGAAGGCGGCGACGGCTTATTTTGCGAAGTGGGCGAATTCGCCGGCGGTGGATCTGCGGAAGAAGCTGGATTTCTATGCTTTGCAGCCTTTGCTGCTTTCGACGATTTTGGGGGATGGGGAGTTTTTCACGCAGAAGGTGCAGGCGGAGGGTGAGGTGCCGAGGTCGTGGCAGTTGAGCGATACGAGCCGGAGGCGGTTGCAGCTTCAGTTGTTTACTCGGGATCAGGTGGTGAGCGGGGATGGGAAGGCGGGGCCGGGGGAGCGGTGGGTGGATGGGCTGCTGCTGAATGCGTTTGATCAGACGGTGATGGCGCGGGTGCAGTTGGAGCCGAGGGATGGGCGGGCGCAGTTTGCGGATATTCCGGCGGGGCTGATGTTTCACGGGATGAAGGTGAATCGGATCAATCAGGTGCATGGGATTCCTTGGCTTTTGGATGGGAAGGATCTGCTGGACACGATCGATATTCAGGCGATTCGGAAGCATGCGGCGAAGGTGAAGGCGGCGTTTCTGGGGGCGACGGTGACGGATGATGGGAACATTCCGGAGGCGCTGGCGCATGTGATGAGCAAGGGGACGAGTGGGACGCCGGCGGTGGACAATGGGCAGCGGTATGCGGAGATTTTTGGTGGGGCGGTGATGATTCCGCTGGCGCGGGGGCAGTCGGTGAATTGGTTTAACCAGCAGGAGGCGATGAATTATGGGCAGCTGATCGAGGAGCTGATTTCGCCTTTTGTGTATCGGTTTGGGTATCCGCCGGAGTATATTTTCAAGTTGGGGGCTTTGGGTGGGACGGCTAACAGGACGGTGTTGGCAAAGGTGTCGCGGGCGCATCAAAGGTTGCGGAATTTGCTGCATCCGTTTTTGCAGTGGGTTTGGGAGTGGGTGATTTCGGATGCGGTTCTGAATGGTGAGCTGGCGCAGTTTGCGGCGGTGGCGGATTGGAATGAGGTCGATTTTGTGGCGGATCCGGATCCGTCGGTGGATTCGGGGCGGGATGAGAAGGCGGAGATGGCGCGGCTGGAGAATAATGCTGCGACGATGGAGGAATACACGGAGCGGCGCACCGGTGGCAGTGGGGTGGCGGTGAGGCGGGAGCGGATCACGGAGAAGCTGGAGGATATGCAGTTTGCGATCGAGACGGCGAAGGCGCTGGGGCTGCCTCCGAGTTTGGCGATGCTGCGGGCGATTCCTCCGAATGAGATGATGGCGATGGCGGGGCTTTCGAATTCGCTGGGGATGGATCCGGTGGAGTTGGCGGCGCAGATTGCGGCGGTGGGGACGGATTGACAGGGGGCCGCTTTCATGCGGCAGAATTGGTTCAAGATCACTAATCAGGCGGGAGTCGGAGAGATTTCGATTCGGGGCATCGTGGGCATTTCTAACAAGTCCGGCGAGGATTGGTTCGGAAGTTACGAGGGCGAAGGGGGAACGGTGCGGGAGTTTGAGGAGGAGCTGCGGGCGCTGGATGGGGTGTCGGTGATCAATCTCTACATTTCGAGCGAGGGCGGTTATGTGGCGGCGGGGCTGGCGATTCACGATATGCTGGCGCGGCATTCGGCGCGGGTGGTGGCTCACATTGATGGTTATGCGTTTTCGATTGCAACGGTGATTGCGATGGCGGCGGATGAGATCCGGATGCCGTCGAATGCGCTGCTGATGATTCACAATGCGGCGGGGCCGGCGTATGGAGATTACCGGGTGATGGAGCAGGCGGTGGCGTCTTTGAAGGCGCACAATAATGCGATCATTCGGGCCTACACGGGCAAGAGCGGACAGACGGCGGATGTGCTTCAGCCTTTGATGGATGCGACGACGTATCTGGACGGTGCGGCGGCGAAGGCTTTGGGGCTGGCGGATGTGGTGACGGATGAGGTGGCGCTTTCCGCGTGTGTGATCGATCCGCGCATGGTGGCCTGCCTGAACATGGAGCGGGTGCCGGAGAAGTATCGGGGGCGCTTTGACATCCTTTCGAATTCGACGGCTCCAGTTGAGCCAGCACTCACTAATTCAAATATCATGGATACCCAAACTCCCCCGTCGGCACCTACGCAGCAAGCTGCGGCGGTGGAAATCAATCTGCAAGATGAGGCGACTCGCCAGGCTCTTTTGACTGCGCTTCAACCTGTTATCGCTGAGGCTGTGAATGCGGCGACGGCTCCTCTTTTGGAGCGGTTGGCTACGGCTGAAGGTGCGGTGGCTGCGGCTGCGACTGAGGTGGCGAATCTGCGGACGGCGGCTGGCAATGGGATGCTGAATGCGGCGGCTTCGGGGACGGCTACGGCGGTGGCTCCTGTGGCAAACTCCAAGAAAGAGAAAAGCCGGGCGGAGTGGGAGACGATGAACGCTAAGGAGCGGTCGGCGTTTCTGAATGCTGGCGGCAAATTGGTGGACTGATTTTTGACATCCAAACCTCAACGATTCCTAACTGATCTCTAACTCGAAAAAAATATGGCTAATACTCTGACGAATTTGATTCCGGACTTTTACGCGGCGCTCGATGTGGTTTCGCGTGAGTTGACTGGCTTTTTGCCTGCGGCTCAACGTGATGCTTCGGCGGATCGCTGCGCTTTGAATGCGACGATGCGTTCGCATGTGACTCCTTCCAATACGGCGGCGGGGAACATTACTCCAGCGATGTCGTTGCCTTCGGCTGCGGATCAGACGATTGGGAATGTTCCGTTCACGATTCAGAAGTCTCGCTTCGCACCGTTCTCTTGGACGGGTGAGGAGCAGAACAGTGTGGATTCTGGGTCTGGGTTTTTGAACATTCAGCAAGATCAGATTGCGCAGGCGATCCGGGCGCTGGTGAATGAGATGGAGGCTGATCTGGCTTCGGCTGCGGCTTTGGGTTCTTCCCGTGCTTTCGGTGCGACTGCTGGCACGGCTCCTGTGTTGGCTGACTTTGCGCAGGCGAAGAAGATCCTCGATGATAACGGGGCACCGATGAGTGATCGCCATTTCATCGTGGATACCACGGCGGGCGTTGCTTTGCGTGGCACTTCCAATCTGTTCAAGGTGAACGAGGCGGGTGATTCGACCATGCTGCGCCAAGGCATCTTGGGCAATCTCTACGGGTTCGACATTCGTGAGTCGGCGCAGGTGGTGACGCCTACGGCTGGGGCGATGGCTTCGGCTACTTCCAGCAATGCGGCGTTCACGGTCGGGCAGACGGTGATTCCTTTGGCGACTGCCGGGACGGGTGTGGTGGCTGCTGGTGACATCATCACTTTCGCCAACGATACCAACAAGTATGTGGTGGCTTCGGTGAGCTTTGCGGGTGCTAACCCTGCG